GCCACCTGATCGCGAAGCCCTTGGTTGAGACTGTTGACCGTCAAGTCGTCAGGGCTTACGACGAACGCGAACGGACCCGCGACGCTCTGCCCGCGGATTCCAAGCACGAGAGGCATCAGCCGGCCCCCGGAAGGTTCGGAGCATTGATGGCCTGGACCTGGGCGAGCTCAATGCGCGGGTCTTTCAGTACCTCGGCCTGCGATCGTGACTGTACTTCCGCCAGCTCGCGAGGGTTGCTGGTTTCTCGGTTGAGTTGCCCAACCACGTTGTAGCCGTAGTTCGGATCGTCTCCGATATCCTCGAGCGCTCCGGCGTTGGTGTGCAGCCTGCGAGCGATGGCGCATTGCAGGTTTTCCCGCCCGCGCACGAGGCGGAAATATGGGTCAAGGTCAGGGTCGGCCTTGATGTCTACGCCAAGAGGATCGGCCATGCCTCTATCCTACCCCGTCATCCTATTGGAACCCACCCCAATGGGCCAAGAACCATCCCGGCTGTCAATGGCCGCCACGAACCGCCGATCAAGATGTACCCGAGCGCCGATGATGGGGCGGCTGGAGGCCTTGGCACCCACGTCAGATGTCGCATCAGCATGGCATGTCCGCCCCCGATTGCCCCGCCGTTCGGATGCCAGATTGGCGACTGATGGACAGTGGCAATAGTCAATCCGCCGGCCCAAGCGCCCCCTGTTGGCCCCCATGCTCTACGCCGCGCCTCGAGCACGTGGCCACCGGCAACCGCACCGCCCGTGGTCTGGTATAGCGATGAGTGCCAGGCCGATATCAGTGCGGCTCCGCCGGCAACCGCTCCGCCAGCGGCAGCCCATGCGCTCCGGTGCGCGGCTATTGTCGATCCTCCAGCGCAAGCTCCACCAGATGCCACGTATAGGTGCGCCCTGGATGCCGCGGCGGTTCCGCCGGCCGACGAGCCACCGATCGCCGCCCAGTGCTGGCTGATAGTTCTTGCCGTCATTCCTCCCCCAAGTCCACCCCCCACCATCGCCAGCAACCTACGGGATGTCCGCGCGGCAGCCCCACCCGCTAGGGATCCGCCCGCGACAGTGCACGCGCGTTTGCGAGTCTCAACCACCATGCCGCCGGCAAGGGCTCCGCCTGACATCACGGCAAGACGCTTTGCCGTAGTGGACGCAGTTCCCCCAGACAGGGCCCCGCCGGAGATATAGCCGGATCGTCCGCGGACCGCCGCTATCGCCCCTCCCGCAAGTGCTCCGCCTGCGATGGTATAGGTCTGCGTCCTTGCCTGCGAGACGGTCCAGGCCACCGATCCGCCAGCGCTCGCCCCGCCTGTGTCTCGCCAGTTTTGCATCCGAACGCCTGCGACGGCACCGGCCCCAACGGCACCGCCTGTTACGATGTAGGGCGCCGCTCGCGGTGCCCCGAATATCGGGTCGAGTATTACCGACCCGCCCAATGCAGCCCACGCTAGGACGTCGTAGTCATACGCACCGTCGTTGACCTCTCCCGCCGTAGTGTCCAGCCCGGCGTTGCTCTCGTTGACCGGGGGAGAACCCAGCAATCCATTCGGGATGATCCCACCCGCCCCCGAGCCGCTTGGGCCGGAGAGGTACGACACCGACTATTCCTCCCAGACGGCGTAGCCGTTCAGGACACTGATCGCACTTCCGGTCTCGTTCCACAGGACGACGTTGTCCGTTGCGGTTGCCGAACGCACCCAGAGCCCATCGCGAAACGTCCACACCCACTGCGCGCCAATGCTGGCCGGAAGCTGCCCGCGGCGTAGCCTACTGGCCGCCGTAATGGTCGGGGCCGTACTCCAAGCGGTATCCACAACGCTTGTCCCTGCAGCCCATAGCGGGTTAGTGGTCTGTCCAGCACTCGTGGACGTCGTGGCCGTGTAGCCGCTGGCGGTGTTTCGGTAGATGGTAAGACCGCTGGCCGTGGCGGCGTTGCAAGACCAGCCAATCTCCCAGATGCGGGACGTTCGCGTGGGAGCACGAAAGGCCGCGATGGGCGCACCGGATGCGGTCGCCGAAGTCTGAAATCCAATCTCATACCACGCCATGGTTGCACCGTTACGAAGGCGTGCCCCTGCTGAGCTGGAATGCTGGCGTGATGACGATATTGTCGCCGTTGTTCGCCGGGGTGAAGGGCGCCTGCGCCTCCGCGTAGACCAACACACCATCGGCGTCTACGATGTAGTAGCCGTAAATGGTTGTGTTCGTCGTGAGTGGCCCAGTGAAGCTGAAGGTTTGGGCCGTGCTGTAGGCCACTTGTTCGATCCCTCCAACGTTGCTCTCCGTCCAGGAACCGTTGGTCAGCGTCTTGGAGGCATACCCGCCCCCGGCCGCCTCGGTGAACGAGCTGGCGATCGAAGTGTCGCTTGGTGTGACGTTGGTGGCGTACAGCTTCAACGTCAGATTCTTTCCGCCCGCCGGCCAGACGTTGTTGAAATACGCCTTCAGAAAAGATGCCGCTCCTACGTCTGCAAGTACGATTGCCATATTGGCTCCTTACGTTGTCATGGTGTACCTAAAGTATATGGTGCCATTCGGCAAACCCGCCGTGGCAGTTGGCGGGGGACCTGCCCCCGTGATGATCAGCGGACCTGATTGCGTAGCACTCAGGATGGCCTGTGCCTCGGCGATGGCGAGCAAGAGCGACAGCCGGTCGCTTGATGCCTGCGTGGCCGGAGGATTCGTCGCCGCAAACGATCGCCTGGCCGCCGCTTGATTCGCCGCGATCATGGCCCCGAGTTGCTGCGGCGTCATCATCGGGCTACCCTCACCTTCCCGGAAAGCGCTCCCGATACCGCACCGGCGAATGACGCGCAGTCACCGGCCGCCTGGTACTGCCCCAATGATGTCATGGCGCTTCCGATGCTCGTAGCCAGGGAGGCAAGCTGATTTGTCAGGTTCGTGCCGAGCACAGCCGCTTCGGTTGCCCCGGCCGCCCCGAGCTCCAAGGTCGTGGCCGCCAGCGTGACCTTGACCGCGGATGCGTCCGTGCTCCACAGGGCTGCGAACGGACGGTCTGGCCGCCCATCGTCCCAGCCGATCTGAATCGTGCAGCCAGGGCTCACAGTGACGCTCAGGCCGGGCACTCCGTGACGAAGCGGGATCCCGGCCATGTCCGGGAGAATCGGATCGAACGGCCTGACGTCCACGGTTCCGTCACTCTGCGCCATAACCTTGCCTCGGTACAGGCACCGATAGCGGATCATGGGGTCAGTGCTCTGGGAGTCCCGAAACGCATTCTTGAGGCGGTCGGCGCTCATGCGTGGCCCTCGGCGAACCAGACCAATGACCTCGGTTTCTCGGGGTCGATCTCATGGACGACTAGGTCCACTCGCCGGCCTGCGAGCGTGGTCCCCGGCCAGATGCCCTGTGAGTCGGTGCCTACGACTTGGTGCGCGCTGGAGGCATCCGCTTCGATGACCCGCACGTCTGCTGGACACGCCGGCCAGGTCTCTTGGCCGATCCACACGGTCCCGTTGTGCCAGACCCGCCAGGACGCCCCTACGGTATCGCAAAGTGCCTGCATGAGCGCCCCGGTGGGTAGACGCAGGCTCGTCCAGTAGGACAGAGGCTTGTTGAGCGTCTCGGTCGGCGATGCGGTCGAAAGTGTCTCGCGCACATCGGTCAGCAGGTCGCGTGCCACGTGGCCCACAGTCGTATTGCGGTAGTGCTTTGGCCGCGCGACGAGCCCAAGCCCACCGGCGCCCCCCACGATCCGCATCTGCACCATTCCGCGGATCAGCTCGGCCCGCTGGATGTGCGCTGGCATGTCGACTTCCGACAGGGTGGCCGTGATGGCTCCGGACGGGACGGCGTCTAGGTCGACGACCAAGCGCTCGGCGTGCCAAACACCAACCCGCGGCAGCGTGAGCTTCCCGCTCGCCACCTCGACCGCACGGCCATTTACCGTCAATGTCAGCATGTTAGTGCGACGTGAGAGCGCTTGGCAATGGCAGCGGGTTAGCGCTGATCTGGCCGATGCTTGGGGGCACGCTCATGTTGGCGACGTCGGGAAGGCGGGACGTCAGTTCATTCCCGGCCGCGTTCTGGTTCGCCACTTCGGCCGCGCGCTTCTGGGCAATCTTCTGAGCCTGCACCGTGCGGTCGTCCGCTATCCCCTTGGCCTTCTTGTCGGCGGGGACTTTCCGCTGTGGCTCGGGGACGTACTCCATTGCGGTCAACTTGATTTGCTTCACCCCGCGATCACCAGTCTCCTCTGGAGGGCTGAGCTTGGTGATGATGATCGACGTGATGCCGACAGAGTTGACCGCCGGGTGGACAATGCTGATCGCCTTCTGCTGGCCCTGGACCTGCCCGCGCTGGCGCTTCTGGTCGGTGACCGCGAACTTGTCTGGCCGACGCCAGATCATGGGAAGCACGCGCTGGAACTCTGCCCACTGGTCTGGCGTCCAGATGCGGCCGGTGATGCTGATCCCGCTGTTGAGATAGCCGCGCGATACGAGCGCCGCACCGTCAAACCCGTTGGGCTTCTGCACGTCCATCAAGATCGCCGGGGTGGCGGTGCAGCTCCACAGGCCAGGCATCACGAGCCCGGCCAGAGAAAGACGGTCCCACGGGTTATCGGCGTAGGTGTCGCCGGTGATGCCGAGGTAAACGTCATCGTCAGGAAAGCCCGCCCCACCCAGTGGATCCACTTCCGCAAACGTGGTCTCGATGTCCCAGAAGGGCACCGCCACCGCGGCCATGGCCCCGTCGCCGTAACCGACATTGTCGATCGGCCCGCCTTGTCCGACTGTTGCGAGCTTGGACGTTTTGCCGCCTGCGCCGCTCATGCCAGCCCCCCTTCGATATTGAGTTGCTCGAGCGCGGAGAGCAGCGCCGCGGGGACCTGTACCGCAATTTCACGGGCGATGTCATCGGCCGAGGCGTTCGTGCCACTCACGTGAATCTGTGGGCTGACCATGATGGCACCCGGGGCGATGGACACAGAGCGTCCACCGCCCATCTTGCCCATGGCCGACGTGTCGAAGTCTGGCGTTGCGGCAGTCTGCGCGACCGGCGGGGGAGCTGACCAGCCCAGCGCGAACCCGGCCGCCGACTGCCGGCCGATTTCCTCGAAGACCTTTGACGGGCTGTGGATGTCGAGCGCGTCCTTGGCCCCGCTCTCGGTCCCGCGACCAAGCGCCGCGCCCTGGGCGAGCCCCGCCTTTTCCATGGCGGCCTCGGCCTGCGCCTTGCGGAATTCGTTGGCCGTCGAGCCGAACTCGCCGACGCTGCTTTTCCCGAGGCCTCCGAGATGCTCATAGCCCCAGCGGATCCCACCTCCGACAGCATCCAGCATCTTGCCGGCGCCGCGATAGACCGTGATGATCTTCTCGGCCACACTGGCGATGTCGCCCAGCACCTTGAACCAGTCCTTCGAACCCTTGACGATGTCCTTGATATCGGTGGCGACTTCTTTCCAATCGGTCGTCTTGACGGTGTCGGCTGCCCATTCGACGACATCGGCGAGCCCTTCGCGCAGGGCCGCTCCGGCTTCTGAATCAGGACCAAACGCTGCGAGGATGTCGTCGAGCGCACTCGACATGCGCCCCCATGCCGGCGTATCGGCCATGCTCTCGAACATCTCCTCGGGGATCTTCTTGATCTTCTCCCATTTGGCCCCGAAGGTGTCGGCCATCGCCTCTCCGAGCCCGCCGAGTTGCTTGCCGCTCTTGCGCTCCATCACGGTGAAGATGGATTGCATGGCTTTGGTTCCGTCGAGCGTCCCCTCCTGGAGTTGCTTCTTGATCGCCTCCTTGGTCATGCCGAGGTCTTGCGACATCTGCTCGGCGACCTCGTGGGGGTTGAGGCGCAGGCCGCGCAGCGTGCGCGCGTCGACCTTGCCCATCAGACTGATGCGCGAAAGCGAGCTGATGGCCTCCTGCAGTCCCTCCATCTTGTCCGGAGCTTGGGCCGCCACATCTACGGCTGCCCCGAGGGCGTTGCGAAAGTCGGCGCCGCGGAGACCGGCGCGCAGAAGCTCCGCTCCCATCCCGCGCAACGTATGCCCGGTGAACTCGCTCATGGTCGCGAACTTCTCAAGGTATTCGAGGGTCGCCTTGCCCTCGCCAACCCCGAGCATGTTGTCGAACACGCGACCAATGCGCTCGGCCCCGGCGGCTTCCGAGATCAGCTCGCTGGTCATCGTCTTGATCCCATTCCAGGCCAACTCAGCTCCACGCCTGATTGCCTCGAACACCAGCTCGCCCTTGAGCATCTCCTTCCACATGCCCTCGGTGTGCGTCTTCCCCTTGTCGGCCATGTCGGTGAGCGCCTTGCCGGTATCGCCCGCCTTCTTGCTGGACTTGTCCAGAGCGGTGCCCATCTCGGTGATGGCCTTGGTCGCTGCCTCTCCCTTGACTTCGATCTTATCCATCACGAAGAGCGCATCGGTCGCGCCCTTCGTTTTCGAGTCGAAGTCAATCAGCCATTGCACGCCTTCGGGCATCGTCTACCCCTTGCCCATGGCTTTGACGAAGCTGGCGCAGAGACGCAGGTTATCGAGCGCCTCTGCCAGAAGCATCGCACCGGTGAGGGCCGTTTCCCCTGGCTCTTTGTTGTTGAAGGCCATCAGGGCGCCGGCCATTTCGGTGAGATCCTTTCGAGTGGTCTCCCACTCGGTTACAACTTGCTGACTTTTTTTGCGCGGCCCGCCCCGGCATGCGGAATCAGCTCATTGCCAAACGTCTGCACGAGCCCCGGGTGAGACTGCACGGCTGCTTCGATGATGGCGCGCGGAGGATAGATGCAGGCCGAGAGCACGAGCTTGCGCCCGGCGCCTTCCTTGACCGTCACGTCGTCGGCCATGCCCTCGCAGCGGTAGCGCTTCCACTCCTCTGCGGTGGGCACGCGGAAGGCCGCCACGACGGCCCCCGGCACGTCAGTCTCGACGACCAACACGTCATCGAGCTCGGCCGCTTCCTTGGCTTTCCTGGCGTTGTCGAACTCCTGTTCGATCAGCTTCTCGTCCATTTTTCTCCTGTTCAGCCGATGCGCGCGAAGGCACTAGTCAACGCCCTCTTGGGCGCACCGGTTCCGTGCCACAAGATCTCAAGTGGCGAAATGATCATCTTGACCGTCAGGGCGTCTGTGCCCTCCGAGCTGGAAAAGTCCGGGCTGTGGAACTTGACGTTGCTGAGCAGGTCCTGCTTGATGTCGATGGCCCCGAGCTCAGCATAGGAGACGGTCACCGGCCAGCGCTTCTCGGCGTACCCGATCTTCCCGCCGATCGTCAGAATCTCCAATATGGCATCGAACATCTTGCGATAGAACTCGATCGTCCCCGCAGGCTTCAACTGTCCACGCGTCGAGCCCGCCGGCTTCGGGGAAGTGCCGTATACTGTCGTGTCGGTGAGCGGATCAGAATAGAGGATCGACTTGATTGCATTGATCGGGAGGCTCCCGCCGAGCTTCAGCTCGATTGAACAAAACGATGTGTGCGCCCCGTTGACCAGCGGCCACTGCAAAACTTGTGCTGGGTTCATCTTCGTGACTCCTTATGCGATCCGCGGGTTACGGAAGCCGATGTTGACAGCGATGACCTTGAGCTTCCCCTTCGGGACGATATAGACGGTCGCGTTGGCCGTCGGATTGCTGAGCAGGTTGTCCGTGCGGCTCAATTGCGCAACTACGGTCGAACACTCATCGGTGAACGTTCCCCGATCACCCATCAGCGCGGCTTGGAGCTTCATGGTCACGTTGTTGTCGATGTCGAGCGCGTCCCGCTCGTCGATGTAGCCGGTCGTCGAATCGATCCGCACGTCGGCATTCAGGTACTGCGCAAAAGCTGAGTAGGCGATTGTGGCCGCTCGGTTGATGACCCGCACGTTCGAGCCGTCTGCGTAGTCGCTCACGGTCGTGGCCATCGTCGGGTAACCGGTCACGTAGTAGCCGGTCTGCCCTGGGATGGTCCGCAGCGTGATGAAACGGGCATCATGTAAGAGCGGCGTGGCGTTCTCGTCGCGCACGATGCTGGTCACGTTCGGGAGCGGTCCCAGGAGAACCTTACCCGGGTCTTCGCTCATCTTCGAAGCCGCGATACGAGCCGACGTGACCCAAGCATTGTTTCGCTTGAGGATGAGCCCGGTCGCCGTCGAGGTCACGTAGGCGTCACCGGCGCAAACCTGCGTTCGGCCGTCCACGCTGGTGAAGCTGGCAAAGGCCGCAGCCTCGACCGCATCCGTGTCCGCCCCGCCAGTGGGCGCCTCGATGAGCGCGAATAGCCACTTACGGGCCGCCGCAGCCGTGACCATCTTGGCCTCGACCGCCGATGCGAGCGTGGCCGCGTTGGCGGAGCTCGACGGTGTGCCGACGATGTGCACGCCCTCGAACAGAGCCGAGCTCGCGATGAGTGCCGTGAGCGCCGCCCCAATGTCGGTGTTGTTGGTCGCCGGGGGAACGGCCGTCCCGGTGTAGGTATCGCCAAGAACCGCAGCCGCGTCCGTGAAGGCCAGCTTGATGCCGGCTCCTGGGATCACATAGGTGGCCGCCGTGGTGATGGCCGCACTGGTGTTGACCCCGCCGTCGAGCGAGTAGGTGAATTGCGACGTCCCGCGTGCACCCGCGGTGGTGATGGTGAGCAGCACGCTGTAGGCGTCGATGGGGGATGCCGCGCCGGTCACGGTGTCGATTCCACCGCCACCGACTGTGATGGCCCCGGCGGTCGTGCACGTGTAGGTCGATGCTCCAACGTAGGTCCCGGCCGCGAATGTCAACACCAGAAATGTCCCAGGCACGCGGTAGACCCACGTTGATCCGGTCACTGAAGTGACGGGCGCGCCGGCCGCTCCGCCGTTCACGGCGAACGTGAAAGCCGCGGTCCCGAGGGTTCCGGCCGTCGTACAGGTGACGACCACGGGAACGTGCGTGGCACAGGTTGCGCTCACCACGCAAGCCCCGGTGCCAACATGGGCGAAAGTTGCGGTCACGCTGCCGGCCGATTCGATCGGGCACGGCACGGCATAGACGGCGGTGCCTGCCACGTCGCAAAGCTGGCAAGTCGCATCGCAGAGAGGCCCGCCGACGAGCGTGCTCTTGGCCGCAGTGCTGTTGCCGATGGGCTGCACTGCAAGCTCGGTTCCGCTGAGAGAAACGCCGATCTTGGCCTGCGCCCCGCCCGGGCCTGGGGTCACGATGCCGAGTCCGCCGTCAACGAAGGTCAGTGTCACATTGGGGATTGCCACGTGGTTACCTCACGAGAAAATTGGAGACGTCCTCGACGACTCTGTTGAATTCCTCTTGCGTGATCTCGGTTTCGGCGGTCCAACCCATGCGCAACATGGCCGCCTTGTATTTCCAAGTCTCCTGATTGACGATGACCGGCCGAACCTTCCCACCCGGAGAGAACTCGGGCAGCATGCCGGCTTCGGTCGCCCACTTGCTCACGGCCGCCTTGATGGGATCGACCGGCGGGGTCGGGATGTTGTCCTCGTCACGTTCTGCCTTGCGCGGACTCATGGCATCCCCACGTCGACCGTGGTGTTGACTGTGGTGAGCGTCACAACACGATTATCCGTGCGCACCAAGGGTATCCTTACCGACACGGTCAAGTTGCAGGCGAGGCCTGCCCCGGTGCGTCCGCCGTTGACCCAAGCCTCTTCGGGCGTGCCGTAGCCGGTGGGGCCAAGCCGCTGGTGCAGGCTGTTGATCAGGAGCTCGACAAGCCCCTCGGTCTCGGACATGCCGTAGTCTCCTCCCCCCGGGTCTCCGGCGAACAGCTCGAACTCGATTGGCAACTCCCGGATCCAAAGCATGCCGGGTGATCCGGTGGAGCCCAGGCGGAAGCCGTTGCGGGCCGAATATTGGGCGCGGGCCGGGCCCCATGCGATCTTGGGCGGCCTTACCTGCTCGCCGTCTTCTGCCGGGCCAAGAATCTTGAGGCTAGGGACAGCCAGCTGCATGGTCGCAAAGACGTCGGCCAAGATGCCCTGGATATTCGCCACCGCAGGAAGCACGGCCGCCTCTTTGGTCCGCAGCGTCAACGTGACCGTTGCCCCCGTCAGGTCGTAGGCGGTAGCGGTCGATCCGGTGAAGACCAGCGCGATTGTGCCGGCCCTATCGGACTGCCAGGAGATGTCCTGGCGGAGCGGCACCTTGCCGGCGTTGGCCGTCAGCACATGGCAGGCGAGGCTCGATGAGTTGGCCGCGGATGCCACGGCGGTCCAGCGAGATGGCGGAACGACCTGTCTGGTGATGCCGTCTGCAGGCACTACCTCGACCGTGAACCAGTAGAGCGGCCCGGCCTGCAGCGCCGCGGTCGCGGCCGCGCTCACTGTGATGGTGGCGTGGCCATCCGTGGGCGTTGCCGAGAGAGTAGCGGTCAGCGTGGTGACGCTCACTTCGCCCCCATCTTCTGGGCTAGTAGAAGCGCCGCCTCTTTGCGGATCATGTTGTCCCAGGTCTCGGGATTCCCGCCGCCTTCTACGTCTGGGAGGATCGCCCGACGGTCCATCTTGAATGTGCCCCGCTGGTGGTACAGGGAGTAATCAACTGGGACCGATACGCGCAATAGATGGCCAGTGGCGGTAGCGCCCGTCCCGGCCCGCATACGCCCCGTACGCTGCAGGATGCGCATCCCGCGCGGCTTGCGGCCTGCCCGCACTGCACGCAACCTCGCTCTCCTATCTCGCGTGCGCTCGCGTTGCAGAGGTGCCCAGGCGTTCCCGTACGGGTCTTGCTGCTTCCGATACTCATCGTCAACGAGCTTCCATGCGCCCGCCGTGCACCGCTGTGCAAGCTCACCAAGCCAGTTTTTCTCCTGGATTTCTCGCAGCATTCTCTTCATCCCCTCCCATTTCTGCGGGGTCATGCAGCGAATGCCCACCTCAGCGCCTCCGGCCCTGGAACGGCAGTGAGCACGAGCCGTGAGGGTAGCTGGCCTGCCAGCCGCGGGACTCGTTCGTATCGACCGTGGCGCGCGTGGCGGATGAGCCGTCCTCCGGGGTGCCCGATGAGTCGGTGACGTTCGGCGTGGCTCGGTTGTTGGCGATGTCGCGTAGCCATCCCAACTGCTGCTCGTAGCGCGCCTCGAGCTGATCATCCCCGGCGTTGGCCGGGTTCAGGCCGCGCGCGATCATGGCATCGTAGACGCTCAAGATCGCGCAGCACCTGGTGATGTCCCGGCCCCAGTCGGTGAGTGGCAGCGCGAATCGCGACCGCAAGTAGCTGTCGATGGTCTCGGACGCGCTGGCGATGCAGTCGTTGAGGACAGTCTCCTCGATGTTCTCCAGGGCGTCTGCCCTGATGGCCAGCGAGAGGTCAGAGACGGTGCAGTAGGCGTCTGCCAAGGGTTACTTCCCGGGCCGCTCGCCCTTCGTCTGAGGTTTTGGCGCCGCCAGTGGCGCCGGTTTGTCGGCGACTTCGAGCAGCGCTTTCAGCTCGGCAACTTCGGCGACCAACTTGGCCTTCTCGGCTTCTGACGCCTCCACGGCGGCCGTCAGCTTCTCTACCGCGGAACGCGCCTCGGCCAGCTCGGCCTTGACCGTCGCCAGCTCGACCGCGACATCGCTTCCGATCTCGGGACCGTCGACCTTGATGGTCAATCGCGGGTCGGCCTGAATGCGCTTGAACGCAAGGCGCCCGCATTTGTGCAGCTCAGGGACGTCCGGGTAATCCGGCTTGTCGGCCTTGACCATCACGTCATCATCTTGGTCAAGCACTTCGATCGGAGTGGGGGCCACGGACGCGAACCAGCGGCCGGCGCACACGACGTGATTGAATCCCTGGGCCGTCCTGTCCTGGGCGAAAACGAGATATTTCTGAGACATTGGCGTTTTCTCCTTTGAGTGCTGGACCGATGCGCCCGCCAGGAGAAATGGGAACGGGCGCACCGGCCAGCGGGTTCAGTTTTCTACGAAGCGGCGCAGCGAATGGCCAAGAACGGGAGGGAGTAGCCCTCGGCCGCCCGCGCCTCGACGCCGTATTTGAACTCACGCTGCTCGAACATGTTCGGGAGCGTGGGATCCACGAGCGCCGTGAACAGCGGGGCCTCGCGCAACTGCCAGATAAACGGCTTGACGGCTCGGTTCGCACAGAGCACGTAGGCCGCCGAAGTGGTCAGGTACGGGTTGACGATGACCATGAAGTCACCGACGTAGATGTTCGACACGCCGGCAGCAGCGATCGTGGTCGTGGTCGCGCCAGACGCAGCGAATGTCTGCGGAATGAGTTCGGCCTTGGCCGCCTGAACGGCGTAGCGCCGCAGGGACGGAGGCACCATCATGGTATCGGCGATCAGCCCGAGGGGCCGGTTGCCGTCGCCCTTGAAGGCCGCCATCGCTTCGCTGGCCCGCTGCCACACCCCAATGGGGTCAGTGGACAGCGTATAGGATGTCCCGGTCAGGTTGTTGTCGTAGACGCCGAGGCTCGAATCCTCCAACGACACCGGGTGGTTGTCGCTGAAGAAGTATTGCCCGTCGTAGCCGTAGGCTGCGGTGGCGGCTTCCACGCAAGCGGCCATCCGCTGATCGGGCCACGCTGCCACGGCCTCTGCCTGGGCCTGCACCACAACGCCGAAGGCGCCGTGCTGATCGTCCTGGACCTTGAACTTGTCCAGGCCGACCGTGCTCTCCCAGGCCCGGTTGGTCAGGCTGTAGTCGCGCAGGATAGCGTTTTCCGTCTGCCGCTGTCCGAGCCATTCCCGCATGCCGGGGAGCTGCGCGATCCAGTGGTAGAGGTTGGTGCTCGACGTTGACGGCATGATCGTCGAGAACTTGTCGTAGAAAGTCGCGACCTTCTCGTAGGCTGCCTGAAACTGAGCGTTGAATTGAATGAAGAGCGCGTCTGCGTTCGTTCGATTGAGCAACATGGTCGTGAATCCTTTCGTTTCCTGCGCCTAGGCGACGCGGTAGCCGTAGACCGTGACAGTGCAGGCGCAGTCGCCGGTGGACTTGGCCGAGGTGATGCGGAGGATGCCGCCCGACGCGATCGAAGCCGCAGCGGGGACGATTGTGGTATTGCGGTACACGAGCCCAGCGGTCAGGCCCGAGAGAGCCATGGCTTCGGTGATGGCCGTGGCAGTGTTCTTGACCGTGATGGTTGCGTCGCCGCCAGTCGAGCTGGCCGCTGCCTTCTCGACGATGACGTTGGTGACCCGGATGCCGCCGTAGGTAGCATTCAGCGTGATGTCGGTGTCGCCCGCGCTATTGGCGATGGTCTTGCTGATCATCACCAACGGTACCGGCAGCGTGTTGCCGTCGGTGCCCAGTGCGATCCGGCGAGCGTCGATGTTCTCGGCAAGCGCACCTTCGACTGTGGTGGCCGTGATCTTAGCCGCCGTGTCGTAGATGCCGACCAGGCTCGCGCCCTTGCCGCTTCCGGTGGAAGCCAGGTCCGTCGAGATGGCCGACCGGCTGACGATTTCAGCCGCCAGCGAGGTGCCGTTGACTGTCCCGACCTCGACCCACACGCCCACGCTGTCGACGTCGATGATGGTGCCGCAAACCGAGGAGCCGCTGCCCAACGCGACCTGGGAGTCGCTGTACATGAAGACCGGCTTGCCCCGGTCGGTGGCGACGATCGTGTCGTACGCCAGCCAGCGGAAGCAGCCGCGCCGAATGCGGATGTACTTGTCACCGCTGCTTCCGCTGCTGTTGTCGACCGTCTCCTCGGCTCGACCTGCGCAGAGCAGGCCGGCCGTGGTGGTCCCGCCGATCGCGTAGCCAGTGCTGTTCATCGCGACGATGGCGCCCGCATAGATCGTGGTGGACTGGTAGACAGGCAGGCTGATGAGGTTCGTGTTTCGCTCGATAGCGTTGAAGAAGTTCGAGAGTGCCATGGTGAAATCCTTTCGAGACTGTCGCGACTAGCGACGCGCCTGCAGTTGCTGCGCGATCAGCTCGTTCACGCGCTTGTTGTTGGTGGTGCCGAACAGTCGACCCATTTGGTCCAGAGCCGGGGTGAGCGGGCTCCCGCTGTCCTGCCCGGGAAGTTGTGCGGAGGTAGCGACTGCGGGGGTCGCGACGGCCACGAAGCTCTTGAGGGCGGCGAGGCCCTGCTCGTGCCCGTGCTGCTTGGCCTGGTCAGACCAGAAGGGCTTCTGCGCGGGCGGGATCTTGCCGTCCGTGACTGCCCGGTCGAGCGTGGACTCGAACTCGGTCTTGAGCGCGGCGGCCTTCGCCTCGGCTGCAGTGGCCTTCAGCGTGGTAGCTTCCTCGTGCCCTTGCTTGAACGCGCGGAGCACGCCCAGTGAGCCGGCCAGCGTCTTCTGGCCCGTCAGTGTGGCGATTTCCTTGTGGAACGACGACAGGGCCGTCAGGTTCCCGCCGTGCTCCTTCTCTTCCTCGGCCGCCCACTGCTCGAAGCTTTCCAGCTTCGCCGTCAGCTCGCCGATCTTCCTGGTGTGCTCTTCGACGAGACCCTTCAAGTGGGCGCGATGCTCGTCGGCCATCGCGGTCATCTTGGCCTCAGTTCGGCCGCAGAGTTCGCATGCCATGGTGTCGTTCCTTTCGGTTCCGGCCGTTGCCGCTACCAGCGGCTCCTGGCCATGAGTTGCTGGATTGTTGGTCAGCGCAATGTTGACTAACCGGGTAACCCGCCCCTTGTCGTCGAACAGGAAGGCCGGACTAAACATCCGGTACTCACCGGCGGTCAGATATGCCTTCGCTCGTTCGGTCCACTTGACCTGCGTTGCCCACAGTTCAGGGCCGCCAGCTCGGTTGCGCCGTATTTCGGGCACCCATTCGGTAATGCTGGCCGGCGCTTCGATTGGAGGCTGCGCCAGGGTCTGGTGCTCATAGTCGCCCATGAGCGGGACACCCTTGAGACGGTATGCGGACAGCACCAACTCGGCGGCCTCGTCGTCAAAGAGGAAGTCGCCTTTGTCGGTGTGGGTCGTGCCGGCACGGAAGACGCAGAACTCGCTCGGGGCGGTTCGTGCTCCGTCGTCGCCGACATTCTCGAACATGATCGCCGGCCGAGCCGTCAACTCGGCAAGCTGCTTTTGTGGGCGTTCACCCTTCACACCATCAATCGTAAGGGCGCCGTGCGGCAGTCCTTACCATGGCTAGTGAAAGGTTGTTGACATGTCCGATGTAACATGAGACATTGACCGTGAGGCGGCGAAACAACACCGACTCCAGCAGGCCCGCTACCTGATGAACGGCATCAAAGTTTCGATCACGGTCGTGCGAGACAAGAAACCGGTGGACATCGAGTATTCGTTCATGGCCGCAATCGAAAAGGCTGGAAGCGCTGGACGCAAGTACCACTACACGTCGACGGAATACGCGATGAAGGAGCCGGACCTTCGCGCGGAACTGTTGCAGAACGCCCTACTTGAACTGGCATCGTTTCGGCGCAAATACGCCGACCTGAGCGAGCTTTCGATGGTCTTCGTGGCCATCGACAAGGTGAGGAAGACAGGCTAGGCAGGTTAGGCGGAGCGAAGTAAGGCGAAGTGGGGCGCGGAGCTGCGTAGCATGGCACAACAAGGCAGGTTAGGCCCGGCCGAGCCCGGTGCAGCTTGGTGGGGCGTGGTTCGGATCGGCGAGGCAGGCATACCAAGGGAACGACAACGAAAGGACGACGATGAAACGCAAGAACACCAACAGGCTACCCGATGATCAACGCAAGCTCCTGCAGGCGATGATTGACCGAGATGGTCTGGAGGTCACTCGTAAGAAGCTGAACATCAGCCGACACGCAATGGAGCGCGCGGTATTGGGAGCCTCGATTCAGGCAGGGACCGCGGCGCTGCTGGGCAACCAACTGCAGGGGGACAGGGCGTGAGCGATCGGTTCTGTGACTGCTGCCATCCATCGCACGGGTTCTGTTTGCGGACGGGAAGGGGACAAGCCGAGGCTGCGGCCAGAGCGGCAGCGCGGTCGCACGTAAGGGGCTTTGCCCAATGATTGCCGTTGACGCGGGAATTGCTGGGCAGCGCGGGGAATTGCTGGGCAGACTCGAATCGTTGGGCAAAGCCTAGACGCAGTGAGTGCCATGGTTCAAGGGTACGCGCTACCGCGGCAGGGCCTTACCGCCCGGACAGTGCGTCCTCAACTGCCGCGCGTAGCTCAGGATCCATCCCGCTGAGGTCAAAGTCCCAGTTGGTCCCGTCTTCGCTGGGGGCCGCCCCGAAGCCTTCGTCCGCATCGACATCGGGGAACGCATCGTCAATGCCTTCCTCCTCGGCCTCTTCGCGTGAGAGCGGGACCAGAATATCCCTGCAGTTGAAGTGAAAGGGCGGCGTCAGGTCGGCGCTCTCCCACTCCTCGGCCGCGCGTACCACGCCGTCCAATGGTTCGCAGATATCACACTGCCGGTCGTCGCCAATGCCTGAGCAGCGAAGGTACGGCCGCGCCTCACGCACGGTCGGGCTGCTGGAGATGGCCCAACGGCCTTCGCTGTAGGCGCCGATGGTGTTGGTCCTGAAGATTGTTTCGAGCCTGCCTGGAATCTCGCCGCCCCACGCGTCCGCCAGCTCGGCCCGCACGCTGTCTTTGAACGACTCCAGGTCTACTCCCTCTTCGATCGCGCGGTCGATGGCATCGAAGACATCCTGGATGACTCGCCCCTGCGTCACCTTGCTGACCGTGAATGCGCGCTCGCGCTGCTGGACATCGAGCGTGTCCCATTCGTCACGGGTCATCGGCACGCGCTTGCGGAATGCCCGCACCGCCTCGTCGAATCGGTCGGGATTGGTGCCCGTTTCGGCCACCAGTTAGATCTCCTTGAGCAGGTCCTGCCGCCCGGCCAGGTTTGCCAGCACGCCCGCGCGCTGGAACACCTTGGCGAGCTGCTGCGGGCTGGCCTGCCTGTACAGCGCGACCAGCTTGCGCTTGAGGTCCTTGGCGTCTGAGGCTGTCGCAATCACGCCGTTGATGTGCTCAAGCATGGGCCCCAGCGCATCGGCTGCCTTGCGAGCCGAGTTGCGGGCCAGGGCGTCCTGGTAGCGGACGATGCGGTGTGGCTTCGTCTTGGCCGATAGCGGGACGGAGCGCAGAGCCGCCAGCTTTTCTTGCTTCTGCGGTGGCGGTTTTTCCTGCTGCTCGCGAATGACCACGGGGCCGCCCCCGGCCGCCTTCTGGCCAGCTTCCTTGGCTTCGTCCTTGGTCGCGTGTGGACCGCTCACGTGCTCGCCGCCTGGACCGAACGCATGAAAACCTGGCTCTTGCCCTGGACCGGGTGGCAGCACTGGCGGCTGCGCGTCGGGATCGTCCGGGTCGAGCAACGGCACACCGAAGGTCTCCATGATGCTGGCGCGGTCGGTCCGCGGCTCAGCGTCCTTCAGCTTCTTGACCGCATCGCCGAGCTTGCTGAGGGTATCGGCCTCTCGGTTGTCGTCTTCCTCGGGCTCGACGTGTGCCGTCGGATACGGCGCGAGTTCGGGGTCACCGAAATTGTACTTCGCCCACCAGGTCAACACTTGGGCCCGCACGACCTTGTAGAAATCCGAGTCCTCTTTTTTCTTGTCGATTCGGATGAGGTCGTGCACCTGGGCGGTCGCCCGCGCGCCGGTGGTCCCGGTCGAGCCTGACTCTGTGGTGAGGTTCTGCCCGAGTAGCAGGATTGCAATGTCCGTATCGATGGCAGACTTGAGCGAGCGGAACGTCTCACCGCCGGTGGTGCTGCCCTTCGTCTCGACCCACTCGACGTCGAACTTCACACCGTCGGACTGCACAGGGCAGATAACCGTTGGCTCGTGGTTCACGTTGTTCAGGTCGTTCCGGAAGGCTAACTTTTCCTTCTCGTCCGATGCACTCGGAACCATGCCCTTGGTAAGCGGCAGCCCGTGTTTCTCGTTGTAGCGGAACCAATCGCGCTCGTTCCATGCCCGGCCCAGGTACTTGAGCCCCATGGCCCGTACGGCACCGTTCATCCACGAGCGCAGACCACCCCACAGAAACCACTTGCCATCTGACGTCGGCTCGTCCTGCGTCTTGGGCAGGTTGATCACGAGCGACGGCTCCCACATCTGCAGGACGAAATGGTCCTCGGCCCAGTTCCACCATAGATAGCGTGGATGCACGGGAACCAGCACCGGCCGCCACTTGTTCGCGTCGGTGATCCACCGGACCTCACCCACGGCCACGCCGAGCATGATGCGCCACTTGAGCAGCTCGCGCGCACAATCCTGGGTTACGATGAGCGGCCACATCCCATCGTCCTCGGTCTCGGCATCGCCGCCGAGAATATCGGCAAGCTTCTCTGACCTGCGCCGATCGTCGCCAGGCCTGAACGTCACGGGGACCGACAGAAACCCGCCGATGCGCGTGTTGAGCACGCCGGCAATGCGGTCGTCGGTCATCATCTCGTCGACCAAGCAAGCCGACCTGTAGAACTTGCCCCAGTCATGCTCCTGCAGGTCGTGGGCCACCTGCTCGTACTGATCGCGCTGGCGCCACTGCGAAAAAGCAGGAATCTCGCGAAAGCGAGACAGGTCGGGACGTCCTTGCATGCGACTTCTAGTTTCGCCCTGTGTCGGGTTATCCCTTACCGCCTCAGATACGGGTACGGAACCCGACGCCGTGGGCTGACGTGTAGGCTGGCGGGTTCTGTGATCCGCAGTTCCACGCTCCCGATAGGCAGTCGACTTGATCATCGTGCCGATCGCTGATGCCGGTAAAATTCTGCAATTCGGCCAAGAATTCGCGCACCCAAGGCGCGCCGACCGGCACGGTAACTCGCCCGGTATTCCAAGCAGCGGCCACGCCCTGAGCTCGCTGAAACTTGTCGCCTTCTGGTTGATGCTCGCTTACGCGCAGATGCGGGTCGACTTCAAGCAGCATCTGAGGCACGGCCTTGAATGCTCCCACTGCCTCAACCCAAAGCGGCGCGTTGTTGTGCCGTTCCTGGAATGCCTTGGCGGCGCGAACGAACTCCGGCACGGTCATCTGCGCTCGGTAGACGTCCAATACCTTTGCTGTCTGGTGCTCGCGCTGTCCCTTTAGAGCAAGGGCCAACAGCACGCCATAGTCGGCTGTGGTCTTCTTGCTGGCAGCCGGATCCCCGTAGAGCACGATGCGATGCCCATCTATGCTTTGGTTCTGATGGTAGGTCTCGATGCCAAAAAGCTGATGACCGCGTGGCCTTGGCTGCCCTTGGTAGAGGGCCGCAAACGACCATTCCCCGATCTGCGCCCTGATGGCGTTCAGGGCGTCAACGTCGAACTGTTCAGGCCAAAGCGCCTCGCCCTCTTGCCGGCCAAGCACGTCGCCCTGTTCGGCAACCCCGGGTAGACTGATCGACTCCCACCCTTTCTCACCAACTAGGCGCCCGATCAGGTCGTCTGGACTCCAGCGGGTGTGGCACACAATGACCGAGGCGCCCTCTCCGCGGGTCATCACGACCTCGTTGAACCAGTCCCAGATTTTCTCTTTGATGACTGGGGAGTCGGCTTCCTCACGGTTTTTATACGGGTCATCTACGACAACCAACCCCTGAAACCCTCGCCCAGTGAGACCGGCCCCGGCCCCGGCTGCTACGACGCCGCCTCCCTGTTTCGTATTCCATTCGTGGGCCGCGTCCGAGGTGCCTCCAAGCTCGACCCCGGCCATCGCCGCAATCTGCCGACACAGGCGCGATTTGGACAGCGCGATTGTGTCGTTGTACGAAACGTAGGCGTTGCCGTCGACCGGCCAGTTCTGCACCCACCAAGCCAACGCGTGCAGCAGGGTAACCGTCTTCGCATGCCGCGGAGGCATGTGGACGCAAAGACGCAGAGCCTTGCGCCTGGCCGATTCGATCGCTGAGAGAAACGGCAAGATGTGCCTCGGCGGTGGATGGTTTGGCGACGCGCGCTTGATGAAGTCCGCCAGGCGCTCTCCCCCGCGAAGCTGAGCGATCGCAGCCTGAAGAAGTAGGAGTTGTTCCCTACTTAGGCTGTTCAGCCTTGCTCTCTGATCCATCCAGTACCTGGGGCGGCAATTCTGCGGTCGGAGACAGCCCGAGCATCACGGCGATCATCTCGCGCAGCTCTGCTGTGGTCTGGGTAGCAACCACGGACGCAATCGGACCACCGTTGGCTCCCGTGACCTCAACCGAATTGACCGGTTTCCCCATGTCATAGGACAGCAGAAGCTTCGCCGCCTCGACAGCATCGCGCCCACTGGCGACCTCGTAGTTTCTGCCCAGGTGGATGATTTCCCACTTGGTCGCGATCTCGATCAGATGCTCACCGATTTTCTGCCTCTTGGTTACCCCGGGCTCACTCTTGTCGTAGGCGGCATCTAGTAGGTCGCGCAACCATCGCGCGGGGGTGCGCCCGCCGGGGTTGCCACTTGTGCCTTTGGGAAACTGCGTCTCTTCGCTCGGCATGTTATGCCCTGCATTGAGGACACTTACAGGTTACCGTCGCCCTGCCCGGTCGCTTACCGCACACGTCCACCACTCTCCGGTGACGCGTTTTTTTGCCGACGTGAGACAACGCGTTGCTATCGTAGCGCAGACTACTAACCAAACCAGGACAGTAAGCCGCAGGTGTAGCCGCACTCACAATCAGTAGTTAGCGGCTCTCCGACGTAGAACGCGAATTCTCTTGACGTCCGTTCGAGGAAGTGCTCCTGATCGGATCTCCGACATTCATCGAACCCTGAGCCAGGTTCGTATACCCAGCTCTCTCGATTTCCTCTCTGCTGAGTACCCGCACTGGCCCTGCCGGAGCACCGAGACCCTGCCTGTTCCACCGCTCGCGCCTTCTCCTCTCGGTGTCTCCGCCGTTCTCGACGTTCAACAGCGAGCCGAGCCGACGCAGACGCGCTATCCACTTCCGCTCGGATGCCTCCCACGTTTCGGGCGTGCAGATTTCGATCGCCACGTATTCCGGCCTGACTCCGTCTTTCGCCATGCCGTGTAGCCACGTGGCCATCAACACGTTGGTTGGTTCTTCGATGTGTTCTTGCACACGCTGCCCGATGTCGCTTCGAACGGTCTTACCGACGTACTTGATCACGTGGTCACGCGGATCAGCAAGCCCGTAGATGTAGACCTCTTCGTAGTCCTTCCGTCGCCATACGTGGTGCCCGGTAGTGAATCGCCAATACGCTTTTGAGACGCCAAACGATGGAGATGATCGTCGCCCCTCGCGATTCACCTGCCCGGTTTTGCGTGCAATGTATCTTCGCACCCGTTCGCGTGCGCTCAGCTTACCCATCGTCGTCCGCCCCTACCGTATCCGCGTCCCCGATCCTGTTTGGGTCAATGTCGAGCTTTCCACGCCGCGCCAGTAGCCCAAGCTTTGCCAGGGCTTGGCGCTGCACCTTCTCGACGTACGCGACCGAAAAATTCATCAGCGACGCCACCTCGTCGATGGTGCGAGCCCGGTGCCTGGCCACCACGAGGGAGCACGTATCGTATTGAGAGAGTTCGCGCCCCGGGAACGTGAGGCGCCCCTCACCGCTTCCCTCGTCGAATCCCAGGTGATGCCGGCAGCTCAGCCATGGACATGGAACAGCCTCACCGAGCCCTTGCCGCCGGCATTCGCGATCGTCAGTCGGCATGGCCGCGTAGAGCGGTAGGCTTCGCCCGCGCTGCTGTGGCGGGGGAGCCGGGTGCCGCGTGACTGGGCGCCGGTCCCAGAAACCGAGCTGCCTCCAGCAGACGTCCCGCATAGGCCTGCTCGAGCACGCGTGCCGGTGAGTCCTGGTCTCCGAGTGTATCTCGACGTCAACGGCCCCAGGGACAGCGCGAAATGCAAGCTGAATCCCAAGTAGCATGCGTTATGGAAACGATGCCACATTGGCATGGGTGGGTCAACTCCTTTTGTAATTTCGACACCAGGATTCGCCATGTCGTCACGCCTAGATGGTTGCGCGCCAGAATGTCACGGCTTGACAGGGTGAATCATTTCCGAATCTAAGTGCAGCTCCATGGTGCGCATGTCCGGTTCTCTGCCGGCTTCGCGTGTTACCGCGGGTTTTCCTGCTCATCGCGCCAGCTCCACGACCGCGCTGTCATCCAACAGACCTTCGCCCCACTTCTGGGCAGGGGCATCTGACGCTTCAGACTGCGGCTGCAGCATCTCGACAGCGCGCACGCCTACCAGGAGCGCCCTATCTGTCTCGCATGCGCTCGTGATATGGACGTCGGCGAGCGTTTCCAGCGCTGTTTCCAGCGCGCTCTCCAGTCC